CTTTTATGACGATCAAAGTTATCGCCAAAAGCCAGTCTTCAAAAGCAAGAGAGCGCCGCAGAGTTTTGATAACATCCACATTAACCTGAAGGTTCTAGTTCTTCCCGGTTCCGTCACTTGTGCTGGCGATGGCGGGCTTGAAGAAGCGTTGGGGGCAGAATTAAGCGGTGGAGTCGCTCAAAGTCTCGGGGGTCTCGGGGGTCTCGGGGGCGAACTGGAACAAGAATTAGGCGGTGATAATGTTTAAAATTACTAAAGAAGCAAAACGAGCGTTGCAGTCAATCTTAACTAATGACGAAGTCGAAGAAGCACCCAACACCGTCTTGCCGCACTCAATAATAGATAACAATATCGCTTTAAATACCCCTTCAGGCGAAACGGATTACCGGGGCATAGAAGTTGCGGAAATAAAAATTATTAAAGCATTGCTATATAAGGACTTAATAGTTAAAGTTGTTAAGGTTGAAAATGGTATCAAACTCGGTCGGGATTACTACCCCGCCCCTGCTTACAGGATCCAGGTTTATAACCATAGTTCCCCGCACCCTATTTTTATGAGTGGTATGTTCGAGTCGCTAACCACGCATGCACCAGCATTAAAACAAAAGGGAGTCGATTATTTGCCACAAATAGTTGAAATTAAGGTGACTGATGATGGCGTCTTGTATGGCTTGGCATATTACATTAATGCCGAAAATAAAGGCAGTGCATATTTTTTCCGCTTTCACAATTTCCTCGATGAGATCGAGCAACCGAAGAGCTACGATGATGTAAAAGAAACGGTTCTGTTTATGGATGCATTTTTTGATATCGGGACAGAGATTACGAAAGAAGAGTTCGAAGATAAGGAACTAACGATTAAGCTTGGCAATGCAGCTTTTGCCTTTACCTACCCGGACAATGAGGCAATTCCGCAGTACTCCAAAATTGCTTTTAACCGCGATGCTTACGATAAAGATAAATTCGCTTTTGTCGTATGAAAAAATACGACCAAAAAAATGACACTGGTTCAATTTGCGATTTCCGAGAACAACATCCATAGCATCCGCCAAGTTGATTTTATAATCAACCAAGACATCAGTGTTAGGCAGGGCGGTAATTTGCCGGGCGCAGACTTTGATGGTATTAGCACAATTGGTATTTTAACGGGCGACTCAAGAGAAGCGGGCGGCAGAACAAATAAAGGCTCTATTGTTTTTTCAACTCAAAAAGATGCAGGCGAAAATAAGATCGTCCCTTTTAATGGGGATCGCACATTTTATCCGCCAAACTACAGCAATTATTATGCAGCGAGATCATTTTTCGATACTAGCGATACTACTATTGAGTTTGAAAAAACAATTATTTCAGCCGAAAATATGAAAGAAATTCTTGGTGTCATCCTCGGTTATGTCCGTGCAAACCCAACCGAAATTGATTACAGTATGGAAATCCTGTTTTACAATGCTACCGATTATGCTGAACCCACTTTGGAGCACACTTGAACCATTGATACAAAGAACTGAATAGATGAGTTGATAAGGGCGAAAAATGTAGAAGTTAAACTTTTAACATACATAGATTTTGTACCCGAAACAATTCGGGTTTTAGTTGATAATCGCAAGTACGAGAACCAAGTTAGAGTTAAAATGACTTATTATAATGTCCCCAGGTTATACCGAGATGGAGAACTTTTTACGCAGAAAATTTTATTTTCTCACTCAGCAACATTTAATACTACCGTGGGTATAAATGTGTCAGATGTTTATGCTTTGCTAAGAAGAAGCGATCCGGGAATAAATGACTTTTTCGGCTGAAACCCCGACATAAGAATAGAGAAAAGCCACCCGAAACTTTATTATAAATGAAAGAAAATTCACTTAGCTAGCTACCAATCAAACGAACCCATCGCTGTCAAAATCTATGTAAGCGGCAAGAGAATAGAGCAAGTAGTCAAAGAGAATAGCACATCGCAAATCATCATCAACGATGACCCCGACTCCAGCGACAACCAACCTTTCAATTACGAAATAAAGATGAGCGAAAATAACAGTTTTGAAGGAACTGCGCCAGTATTCATCAACCCGAAACGAGCATTAATACCACTGCGAACAAAGGCGGATGACAGATATAATATTTTTGACTTTGATATTTTAAAGTCGGCAGGCACAGATGAAATTAATCGTTTTTATAATGAAACCGCAACAGCAAATATAATGACACTAAACCTCTTGGCACCCAAATCGATCACACAGGTCTTAGTTAATAATAGCCGTCACGAAGAATTCAAATTTAATAAAGGTAGTGGAAGAATTGAAATTACCGGATTAAGCAATAACGATCTCATTAGCGTACAATATAAATCGCAAATAAGAAAACCGACCAAGATTGATGCCGATACCGGCTACTTCAACTACCTAATGTCAATTGCGACCATTAATAACAAAGACGAAATCCCGACTTCTTTCCCAACGGTCATCGGTACCTCGTGGGTTAATAGCATAAATAATAACTTCCTCCACTTTAACCTTTATGACGGCTATTCAAAATTAGTCGACAACAATGATCCGCTTTTAACATTCAGACAAAGCAAAGTGCAAGGATACCGCCAGAAGAATATATTTTGGATTTATGGCATTGATGAAAACCATACCCAAGCATCGATAAGCCAACAGATTTATGCCGAGGGTGATGATCCCTATTTAAAGCTTCCTTACTTATCATCAACCAAGACCCTGCAACTCTCACGCCTCAATGTGCAGCAGAGTGAAATCCGCTATTCCCGGTTTGATAATAAGTTCTTGGATATTACGACACACGATAACATTACGATTGCTGCAACGACTGCCGGCAAGACCGACCTCACTGACACCAACAACAATAAGGTTGTAATCTTCGGAAATACTAATATGCCGCTCTTTGAAATTGACCGCAATATCTACAAGCTAAGAAATGAGATTAAACACATCAACTTCAATGTTGAAACCTTATGGCTTGACGAGAAGAACAACGCTCACACCGGGCGGTCAAATGAACTCGCTAAAATATTCAATAGCACCAAAACCTTTGACCCCGATCTCCTTAATTTCACCAAGTACAAAGCATTAACAACCAACGACACCGTTTTCGTGGATGAAGATATCTTGGGAGAATACAAGACATATTCAGAGGAAGATGGAACCATTAATTTTCGACTTCAAATCCCCCCTGTCCCCCCTGAAGAAATCGCTGCTACGGGCGGAATTAATCGTATTCAACTATTTAATGCAAAGGGCGAAAAGGTCGCTGAAGATACATTTAGAGCTTGCACCAAGGAGATATCCTACTCGAAGACGATTAAAATAGTAATTGAGTAATTTTGTATAATGTAATTATTGATAAGAGCCAACGAGCTCCGTCAAAGGAGAAACAATGGCAAATGAAGTAAAGAAAATAATATATACCGACAACAATGATGCCGCGGGCGATAAAAGGAACCACCGCGAGCTCAAAGACATCGACAAGATCGAGAAGATTACTGCGGATGACCTAAACCAAATTCGCGATGTAGTTAATTCAACAGTCGATGTTGTTAATGGGGCGGCACCCAACCTGCCATCGAACTTTCCTGTTTATGATGACGCCACCGTTAAAGCCGATATTACCACTAATAAAAATGATATCGCAACTAATAAGAATGCTCTCAATACCGCTGCAGGAACGGTTCAACAACAAGGCAATATGATCCAGGCAAACACCCAGAGCGCTGCTACCAACACCCAGGACATTGCTACCAACACCCAGGAAATTGCTACCAACAAAAGAGATATAGCAACCAACACACAGGCGATTGCTAATGCCGGTGGGGGCGGAGGCGGTGAAGCCGCCCCGGAGGGCGATTACTACCTCAACCACGAGCTCATCAAAGATAAGGCAATCGGTAATTTTCACCTAAGGGACTGGGCGACTACTTATCACCGGGGTTGAGCCGGTTTAAACATTGCCCAGAAGTATGCAAAGGGCAAAGACTTTATCGCTAAAGTTTTGCTCTTTATGATGAAGTATAATTGCCACATTTTAGAGTTTAGTCGCGAGTTCTATAATCAGGCAATTTGAGACCTTGTTGGTCGGGGTGCCTTTAATCACGGGATGCGGAATGTTTCAAGTTTCACTTTGGAAAGACTCGGTGGTCTTCACGAGGGGAGCGATGATTATGATAATCCCAAGCGGCTTGAGGGCACCGGTGTTTTATTCCTTAAAGCTTGACAAGATGAACGACCCGCTATTGACATAGACCCAAACCGCCTGCTTATATTTACCCACGAACAAAGTGGTGCAAATGACATCGTTAAAGTTGGCGAGCCCGAAGAGTTCCGTATCGACCCCCGCTATAAGCGAGTTCGTAGGTTTGATGGCAATAGTGTCCCACTTCATCAGTATATGATAGGAGAAATTACCTACCACCACGACTCAGCAGTCTTTAGAAAAGACCAAAGTAAGCTTGTCGTTTCATCCTTGGGGCAACAAGTCGACGATCCCGGAGGGAATGCTAACCAGTGGATTGCCGCCCCTGGACTTGTTAATATTGAAGAAAACGACCCGGCAGAGCCAAAGAGCATCTTATGGACTGCCGCCACCAAACGAGCAGCTCTTCAGATCGGAATATACAAGGTGGAATTCAAGCATAACTTTTACGACATTAGTACCAATGGTGAAACTTATGTGCGAATTAATATCAATGGCACCGAGAACACCGATTATGTTAAACAGCATTGAGACGGGCAAGGCGGAACATATTCACAAGCTAACTCCGGCAAGAACTTCACCTACTCGGCAAGTGGATGGATCCGGGTGCTAAAAGATAATCGTGTCTCCTTAGAATTTAAAATCTACCAACCGTCAAATAACGCAAGGGGAAGTCGCTTCGCCCACGGGCAAAGGTATAATACTCAAGAGGGACGAAATTGTTCCCTAAGAATTATTCGTCTTGACTCCGGAATAGAAATTGACCCAACCATTCCAGCAACCCTGCCAAATGAGAGCTAAGGAGTAAATAATGAGCCCGGAAGTTAAAGAGATCATTGATATTATCGCCTATGTAATAGGAGCCCTGGGGCTCTCCGGTTTTGGCTTGAGTAGGATCAAGCAGAAACGGAATGGCGGAACGGTTCGCGAGAATATTAAAGAGATTAAAGCCGAAGTAAAAGATATCAAAGAAGACATTAGCAAAATTAAAGTTGATGTGGCGGTTTGTAAAGACCGCGTAAAAAGGAAAGGGGGTAGATAATGAAACAACCAACAGTATTTAATAAAATAGTGCTAACGGTAAAAGCAGTTCTTACCTGATTAACACCACTGAACTTTACTTACATTATCACAACACTAAAAGAGATTTGAAGATAATATCTTACTCTTCTTCTTTTTGTCTCTCGTAAGTTATTAAGCCCTTAATTTTTTTAAGTTCTTTATCATTAACTCCGACAATTCTGAAACTCTCGCTGTCATCAATATCATCGAGATAATCGACGGCATCTTCTTCCGTTATGAAAATGGGCGCACAGTGTTCGGTATAGCAATCGGTACCACTGTGATATAGCAGCTTGTCGAATTCTTCTCCTTTAAACTTTACAATTACAAAAAACATCTTGTCTTCTTTCATTTCTTCTCCTTTATAAGTCGTTGACTAACTTCGACAACAACTCCAATAATTTATTCTCACTCACAAACGAAACATAACCATTCTTATTTGAAAGGTTATATTTTTTTATTCATTCTGGTTTCTTCAGGGTTTTCTTGTTCTCCCTAATTTGCCAGAATGAAGCAAGCTGATTACCCTCGCGGCGCTTACCAACTGTCTGCACGATTTCTCAATCGTATCCTTTGTCAACAAGCATCTGCAACATCCCTTTGGTCGCCCGCTTCATTATTTAATCCCCATAATCTGCCGGTATTGATGAACCTCAAGCAGAGAATTATAGATCTTATCATAAAGGGGATATAGGTTCTTGTCAATATCCAGGACATTATATTCGCCCTTTGCAGTGAGTTGCACGACTTTCAAGTCCTCGGCTTCAATGCCCCACTTCGCAAGTCCCTGCGCATAAATATAGAGCTGCAAGCCCATCGTTCATTTGTCAAGGATCTTGCTTGTCTTCCAATCAATAACGGTTAGCTTGCCATCAAGGAAACCGATGAAGTCAATCTTGCCGCTCGTCTTCTTGTCTTCATCGACAAACCGCTCTTCAATCGCGATCACTTCAATCTCATTATCAAACCAAAAGCGCTGGAAACCGCGAAAGTAAATCTCATATTTCTCATCAACCGGGAACACTTCCAAGCCCATCAAAAATGTCTGCTCGATCGCATCGTGGATTTGTGAGCCCCGGAGCGATGCTTCGTCTAAGTATCGCTTTGGAATGTGCTGGAACTTATCCCAGGTCAAAGCCTTTGATATTGTTGAATAACTTTTATAGTGCTCCTTGCTTTTGTTCCTATATAAAGAATGATCGACAATATGAAAATTATCCCCGATATAATCGCTCATCTTCTTAATCTTTGCTAGTATTTCTGCTTTTTCCATTTTTAAATCTCCTATATCGCTCTATGGTGCGCAGGTTGGCGGTTTTAGTATCGTTTAACTCGTTTATTTGCCCCCGCAGTGTGTTTATATGCTCCTGGCGATTTTGGACGCTATTCGCGGCTCTTTTGCCCTCGAGCTTCTCTAACTCTTTCTTTTCCTGCTCCTTGGCTTTTATCTTGTATTCCACAAGCTTAATTTTTTTATTAATCTGCTTGTTCTTGGAGAGCAGGGCATTAATGGTTCTTTGGAACCTGGTTTGCATCGTTTTGATCTTATAATCAATCATCCGCTTTTCGTAGAGGTCGGCTGCGTTAAAAGCATCGGCAATATCATCTGTAATGTGGGTGCCGTCCTTGAGGTGAATGATGATCTTGTCGACCCTTGTACTCCCCCCCCTATTCTCAATCCAATCAATTTGGGAGTGGAGGTTGTTTCTTTCAATGAACCTGCGCACCGATCGGGCTTTCTTAATGGGGCGCATATCCCCGTGGTCTCCCATCTTGCTATACCAGGCACTGTCGGGGTAATAATCGTAAGTAATCTTTCGCCTAATTGCCTCGCCAAGCACAACGCCCTCCATTAGCAATATTGACTCTTGCACGGTTTGGTGGGTCGCCTTGGAGATGATGAGAACATTAAATTCCTTTTCTTCAAGCCAATCAAATATATCAGTAATGATTGTGCGGATTCTGACGACAGGATCCTTGTGTTTGGCAATGAAGAGTTTGTAATCATCAATAGGCACATCGGTGCCGCTTTGGATGACGGCGCCGGTCGAAGTGGTCGAAATATCAAATGCGACTTTTTTCACTTCTTTTTTAATTGTTGAAGCTTCCTGGAGGAGTTGTTCGAAGTCTTCCTGCTCGATCGGGACTGTAAATGAGTCCTTGGCTATTTTAATCATAATTTTACCTATTCCCTCGTAATCTTCACATTTATATCCCCAATATACTACGCGCCCATTTATTTTTACTCGTACCGTATGAAGCCTACGGGCTGGCTTATCAAACCAATAGTAAAGATAACGAACCCGCGACATTTTATCCCGGCAATTGCAGTGGCATCGCGATTCTTATTTCCTTAGTTTTGTCGCTAGCTAGCAAAAGGATGCCGGCTCCAGCCGGAGTGTAATACACTGCAAGCTTGCCCTCGGCAACAAAAGTAAGCAGGTTGCCGATATTGAAATAAATATCGTTTGCTATATCTAATTCTAGTTCCGCAGTATATCCCATACCATTTGGGACTTTATAACTTAAGTCCACGGCTTCTAACTTATTCGTGGAGAGCCTAACATTCTCGAAGCCGAGCTTTGTCATATTAATGAGTGCATCTTTTAATTTATCAAACTCAAAAGCGACACTCACGGTCTTTGGTTGGATTCTTTTACAGAAGCCGGCAATGTCAATCGGTTTGCGATCCACTACCTTTAGCCGCGCATATTTGCCTTTATCGTGTTCGGCTAGGTGGATACGGTCGCTCTTAACACAGATCGCCTTTGGCGAGCTAAATGTTTTGAAAGTGTAAGGCAAGAGGTAAAGTTCTGCCCCCAAATCAACATCGATGCCCCCGAGATATGATTTATAAGAGTCGGTGGCTGAAAGGATTTGCCCGACAATGAAGATCCCGGCATTGTGAGTATTTGAGCCATAAGAAGTGGCGAACTTTGTGGCGGTCTTAACCCTTGTTAAAAAATTAGCACTAAGCTCTTGATATTCTTCTTCTTTTAAAATGATATCTTCAATCTTAACTGTTGTCGACTCCTCAAACTTAAAGTGTGTTTTTTGGCTCTTAATTTTCGTTTTCCCTTTTATGAATAAAATGTGATCCTTGTTTTCTTTAATCTCAAAATCATTCTTTAGCACTTCCATTATCTTGTGGAAGTCCTTTTTATTTAATGAGAATGAATTTTTAATTTCAAAGTCAAAGGTTTCGGCATAAAAACCATCAACTGCAATTTGCACCACTGTGGTCTTCTTGTCCGTCTTCTCAAAGAATATTACATTATGAATATCATTAATGTCTTCAATCGTTTTAAATATTTTCATTAGCATCTCCTTTAAACATCTCCATTAGAGAGAGTTGGTTTTCATCGGGGTCTCTTATTGTTTGCTCCTGCATTATTTCATTAACGAAGATCGGTGCCCCCTTTGTTATTCTTAACTTCGCGATCTCATTGAACTTATCATCGAGGTCAATCCCGATGTATTTGTATTTTTTGTTGTGGATCATATTTTCCACCGCGATTGCTTTGCCGGTTGAACCTGAACCTGAAAAAGGATCAATAATGGTTGAGCCGGGTGGTGCAACGAGCCTGACAAGGTGCCGCATTAGGTCGGTCGGTTTGACGGTCGGATGAATGTTGCGCTTTGTCTTTTTGAGGTCTTGGTGAAAGCAAAACTCGGAGCCATCGCGCTTCGCCACGTCCTCGCCAAATTCTTGTTTCCCTAGTCCTTGGTGCCGGTCATTTGCCTGCGCCTTTGAAATATTAAAGAGACGAACATCCGCAAAGTTATTGATAACTTCCTCGGAGCCATCGGTAATGATATTTGATGGAAAACGGTACGGGGAGTGCTTGGTTCCGAAGTCGCGACCTGGGACTGTATGAACTTTGCCGTTTGACTTAACATAATTATCGTTGAGGTTGATTGCCCCAACACCCCATTTTTTAAGGTTCTCAATATTGCTTGTCATTGCTCGCTTGCCGTAAGGATAAACGATCGTTTTAAGCCCAGGTTCGAGTGGTTTTTGTGCCATTATAATCGGCTCGTGCGCTGGCTTCAGTGATGTGTTTCATCCCATCCACTCTTTTGCATCAATGCCTGCTTCTTTTGTATCAATAATTCGCTTGCCGATATTGACTCCCTTTGGCATTCCCGAGCTATAGATTCACATTATCTGGTCTCTAATTGTAAAGCCGGCATCCTCAATGGAGACTGCAATGCGGTGGTAAGTTCGTGCCGCACTAAAGGACAAAAGATAAGCCCCGGGCTTAAGTACCCGCCAACATTCCTTTCAAAACTCGACATCAAATGTAATGCCCGAGTTATCCCAGTCTTGTGCGAAGAAGCCGATCTCATAAGGCGGATCAGTCACAATCGCATCAATGGTGTTATCTTCAATCATCGCTAGATAATCTTTTGATGAGCCGGTGATAAGCTTGAAGTCATCATTTTCAAATGCGATTTTAACTTTCTGCTTCGCTTCCACCTTTTTCTCCTTTCGTAAATCTTGGGTGTCTTAATTCATCACCCGGGAAATAGACAACAACGACTTCATCGTAATTGCCTTTCTGGGCTATGACTCGGGCGATCATTTGTCCGCGAGTCGCGGTTTTCGTTAAATCTTTGCCGTGGGTCGCACCACCCCCGTGGGGAAAGCCGCAGCCACTTTGCTGGACGATAATCTTGCGCCCTGTGACCCCGGTGTCGTTTCAAATGCTCCCGCCCTTAAAGATGCAGGTGTTGATCTTTTCGGCACCCGCTTTTTTAAGTTCTTCGGTGATTAGTTCTTGCATTTCTTCGCTGCGGAAGTGATCCCCGCTAATTGACAGGTTTGCTTCCTTAGTTTCAAGGTTTAGCAGAGTTTTATAATCTAGGGTGTTAGTTTTCGCGGATACCTTTTTGTCAATTTGCCGCAACTTATAGTGTGCATCCTCTGGCTTTAGTTCGGTGTAATAAACTATTTCCTGGTCGCCAGCCTTACTCTTTAACCTGCGCACCGCTAGTTCCTTGACTTGCTCTACCAAGTTAAAAGTGATTGGAACACTCTTTACACCTTTATAACTAATCTCAAGCTCTTTTAAATAGCGCTTGATTTGTTTTTCTAGGTTGTCTCTTTCTGTTTTTTTAATTTCAACTTCGCCACTTATATAGCAGCCGGCTGAATTGATAATAATTTCTGCGGCAGAGGTCTTGGCGGCATTGCGTACAATTTCCGCTATTTCATCGGCAACCCGATCGGGATGCCCCGCCCCTACATATTCGCTGATCTTTTGGTTTTCTCTCATATCTCTTTTACTCCTTTTTCTCAATCAATAACACGCTCTTCAAATTTAGTTCTAATACTAAAGAAGCTCTCGTCATCCTTTGTTTTTCTTAAACTGATCTTTTTGCCGAGCATATTAATGTAGTAATCGACATTGGTTCAGTCCTTATCCGCTCCCTTTTTCAAGCGATCAAATGACCGAATGGGAATCGGTTTTATAATAAATCCTTCGTAGGTTGATTTAACAACCCGCACAAAATCATCTTTAACAAGCCAGTTGCCGTTTTCGTCTTGCTTATTAGTTGAGAAGTAATAAAAAAGATCATCATAAACAAACACACTGCAATTTCGGTATTTGCTTAATCTCTCAACTAAAAAATCCCTATGTCCTTCAAGTTCGCGCAGTTTGTTTTCATTAGCCTTTTTAACTTTGTCTTCAAAAAATTGCAGGTAGTCAATGTTTTCTTCATCGAGAACTCGCTTTACTATATGGCGAGAAGTCTTAAGCGCAGACGATATTTGTTGAATGTTTTCGTACTTCATCCACTTTTTCAAAATCTTATTTTTTATTTTCATCTTTTCTCCTTTCCGTTAATTAAAAATCCATATCCCAGTTTTTGTCGGCTTCTTTCTTTTCGTCTTCTAATATTTCGTCATTAAAGGGTTCTTTGATACCGTCATAAATGGTCTCGGGGGCTTTTGGGTTCTTTCCGCCAACCTCTCCGGCTCCTTTAATCGCTTCGTATTGTTTAATTGCCGATTGCGTAAACTCGTCTTTCAGGGCTTTGTTTGGATACAAGATATTGAAGTACTTTTCATCGCCACCTTGCATATATTTTTTACTTGGGAGCCCCAAAAATAAACTGCCATTATGATTGACTAATGTTATGTCTTTAATTTCGATCCGGTATCCGCCAAATGTAATAGAACAAACAACATTCGCCAGCACCTTTCCTATGTTAAGTTTTACCGGGAAGACT